CGTTAGCGTGCGCATACTACAATATCGGAGACCCAAAACAACCGCTCATGCACATCCTGGAATTACCTCGTGAAGCCTTCACACTAGACGACCACAAAACGATATACGACGGATATGTCCTGCTTGCGGCCAAAGACCTGTCTCCAACAGAGGAACATCTTCGTATCGCATTAACCGAAAACGGGAAATGGCAAACAGACGAATCGAATGGCGGAATCGGAACAGGTTTCTCAGTTGAACTACGCGAACATGGCGGCGTTACCACAGAACTTCCCGCCCTGTGTAACGAACTGCGGGACATTTACTGGAAACGAAGCTGCATAACCTCCGCATGGCAACTACACGCATCCGCTTCTACAAATAACGGTCCATGGAGTGACGTAATGGAACAGTTTACAGAAACATCCGCAGCCTTCGCTAATCGACCAAACACCAAAATCAAATCAACAGACATTGCGGCCCTAATCATAAAAGACCTGGAAATCCTGGAACAACAGGCTAGTGGAATTTACGAAGATACGTTAATCAAGACAGGATTCACGTCAGTTGATAACGCTACCGGTGGATTCGGACCAGGTAATCTGGTCGTATTAGCAGCCCGACCAGGTATGGGAAAAACATCCATGGCGCTCGATTTGGCGTTGAAGGTTGTCAAAGAGCAGATCCCTACCGCTATTTTTAGCTTCGAGATGACCTCCCAAGAGATTCTACGCAGAATCATGTCAAAGATGACCAAGATTAACGTGTTAAAATTAAGACGTGGAGACCTGTCAGAATGGCAATTAGACCAATACAGGAAAGCGTCGGCAGAACAACTAAAACAATATCCGATAGACATCTGTGATTCAAACCTTGTCCCAGAACAGATTGACTACCACATTCAGGCCCTCAACAGAAAACTAAAGCCGGAACAGGTTCGCCTCGTAGTCGTTGACTACCTACAAATAATGGGCGCCACCGATAAAACCAAATATGAAAGACGAGATCGACAAATTGCCACCTATAGTAGTCAGCTAAAAGAGATAGCCAAGCGTCACGAGTGCTGTGTCGTGCTCCTGTCACAACTCAACAGATGCGTCGAACATCGGCCCATAGACGAAAGACTCCCAAGAATGTCAGACCTCCGAGAATCAGGCGCAATCGAACAGGATGCCGATATTATCATCGGAATATATCTACCAATTAAAGATAACCAAAAAGCCGACCCACGTCTGGCCAAAATCAAAATAATGAAAAACAGAAGCGGCCCCACTGGAATTATGAACCTGAATTGGACCGAAGAATTTGCCAGCTTCTCCGAACAATCAAACCGTAATGACTATAGTGATGTTCCGTTTTAAAGGTAACATGTTAATTTATCTATACAAATGCGTTAATGGCTGTCTATCTATCTTGTCCTGTTTTGAGATGCTGGAACGGATAATCGCTAAGAGGATAGGGGGAGTTAGTGGAAATATTGCACTTTTCGGATTTACCCCAAAACCGACCTGCGCTCGTTGTTTTGTTTCCCTTTTTGTATCGGTAACACAAATATTAATTGGATTCTGTCACATGACCCCCCGGTTAAAGGACAAAATAACAGTTGACATTTCCCTATATAATATCTATATTAACCTTAATAAGGTTACTACAGGGGTTTAACAAATGAAAGCAATAGGATATGCCAGGATTAGCAAAGACGACAAAAATTCCGTCAGTATTGACTATCAGGTGACAGATATTCAGCGATATGCCACCAACAACGGCTTCGAGTTGATAGGAATAGAGGTTGATAACGGTATTTCCGGCAAGGATATTAAGCATCGACCGGCCTTTCTGCGTGTCCTTGACTTGGTGGAAACCAAATCCGTCGACGCTGTTATCGTTTTCAAGTCAGATCGAACAAGTAGAAATGGCCTAGAATCCCTCCAAATTGAGGCTGTATTCGAGAAAAACAAGGTTCAATACCTATCTGTATCCGAGGGAAAACTTACGGCTGGCAGCGTTGACGACGAGTTCATGGCCTTTATCCGGGCTGGTCTTGCTCAACGTGAGCGAAAACTGATTGGCTACCGAACCAGACGGGCGTTGGCCCAGAAAAAAGAAAAAGGTGAACGCATATCTGGACGGGCCCCATTTGGCTACATGTTTGAAGGAAACATGGTTGTCGTTAATCCACACGAACAGCACATCATTGACCGGATTGAATGTCTAAAGGCTGCCGGATTCTCTATCCGTGCAATCCAGAGGCAGCTTGAGGTTGAGGGACACAGGAACCGCAACAACAAACCAATTGGAAGGAATGAAATATGGAAAATCACACAAAAGGCCGCATAACGAAGGCCATAAGAGACATGACTTACGCCGAGCAGCTTCAAGCGTTAGAGAAAGATCCACGTTTTCGTGAACTCGTCGCTGACATCAAGACGCTATCGGTTGACAGACAGGATGCGTTAGCCGCTGAAGTGGCTGCAATGACTGACTAAAGGGCTACCCCCTATAGGAAAACAGCCCACCCAGGATATTGGCTTTTGGCGGAGGAAGTTCGATGACAAATGAAAAATTCGCTACACGGAAGGAGCTGGAAGATTTCCGTCAGGAGGTTCGTGTCTGGCTCCAGGATGTGTTGGGCGCTGTTGAGTTATTAAAGGGCGAGCGAGTATTACCGGGTGATTTGCCACCTTCACCGCCGAAGATAAGCCGCAAGTTTGCGGGATCGAAGGGAGACATCCGGGCCAGGATAGACCGCAGTCTTTATAATTTATTGATTGCGGAGGCTATGGCGGATTGTGGCGGGAACGTGAGTAAGATGTTGGACATTATTTTGTGGCGTTATTACAAAAAGCCGAAGATGAGTTGGGAGGGTAAGGGCAAATGAGTTCAAACAAGTATGATCCTGCGGTTGAGGACCGTTTAAAGGCGTTACAGACGAGGTTAGATTCGGGTGTTTTCCGGTCGGCGGGCATGGAGAAGATGGAAAGCACGATCTCCGAGATGCAGGATGGTCTGGACCGATTACTTGCTACGGTAGATTGGGACAATCTGAAGTGCGAGTCGATTGCGGATATTTATAAGTTGGGCATAACCGTTTCTGGTTTATCTAGGGCACGCACTGAGAGTGAGAAGTTGAAGGCCGATTTCGAGGGCCAATATACGCGAGCGTATCAGGACATGGATTTTGAATTGAGTAAGGTTCTCGAGAAGAATCCGACATTACAGGCGGAATTGACCGAGCATCTACGGAAGGTTTACAGCAAGAAAATAAAAAAGGTCGTTAAGTCCAAGAGCGGCGACAAGCTGAAAGGATAATTTCATGGAACCGAAATATGTTGTGAATTGGACCAAGGGTGATGAATACATAATTGTTTCCGCCGAGGCGGACGATGGCACCGAATTAACCAAGAAAATTTTCCCGTTGCGGTTAGAGGCCGAGGCTGTTGTGTATCAGGCCCAGCTTTTGAAGGCGAGGAGTTTGGTTGGGTTTACCCGAGCGTATGTAGACGACCAGAAGGCCAGGGCGGAGAGAGAAGCCCTGGTAGACAGTTTTTTCGAGGCTCAACGCAAGTCACTTCGTAATTGGATCTGGAATAGAAAGCCCGACAAGGAATAATTAGATGGGGGTATCTGATGCAAGTAAGCAATGCACAATTGAGTGAAATGTTGGACGGTAAAAAATGGAAAGGGCCAAAGAGTTTGGCTATGCTTGTGTATGTTTTAGTCTTTTGCGATGGGGTGGCCCTGTTAAGTGGCAATAAATATTACCGGGGAGAGAGCGGCGATAGCCTAAAAAGGTTGATCTGGTATGGATTCACACTACAGCAAGTCGCACGCATGTACAAAAAAGGAGTGAAAGTGGCGGATTTAGAACATCTATCTTTGCCTCAATCGGCAATCGGGGAAATATTAGGTACAGATTCTAATCCGGACTGCACAGAGGACATTGAAAATTGGAGAGTGGAATTTCAACGTCAAAAACCCTGGAAGACTGTCGGTAACGTCGTATATCTTTTTCCAAACGCAAGATAAGGGAATCTGAATAATTATTTCATAGGAGGGATTGGTTATGCAGAAGTCTACAAACATAGTCGCACTATTTGGATCTACGCTTATAACGGTCTGCGGTAAGGTATTATCCCGTTTGGCGCAGTCACCCCGGCCCACGGATCAGCGTCGATTGGCGATGTTCCTGCGGAGGCTATCAAGCAATATGGATAGGGTGGCGGCCCGATGAATCAGCGGGGATACATTATTGAGGTTGAAGGTCCAGGGACATGTTTAAAGACGACAGCGCCGACATTTGAGGCCATCAAGAAGATTCTGCGGAACCCCAAAATGGAGGGCGTTATCAGTGTAGTGCGTCGCAGGGATAATTTCGAGATTTACGTTGGACCAATTACCCAGGCCCGTTTCAAGTTTGGGTTATGACACAGGAGGCGATGATGAACAAGGAGCATTTCAATTTGGGCGAGTCTGTCTATATGGACATGGCGGAGGCTTCTGGCGTCGAGCCATTAGATGCGTTAATTAACATCGAATCTATGCTTGACAGCCGGTGGGACCATACCGAAGATTTCCTGGAGGCATTATGCGCTGACGAGGTTGAAGCAATCGCTGAGGTCCGTCAACACTACGGGCTCGATCCGTTAGAATAACACCTGCCACCTGCGGTGGGCCAGGAAGGAAAAACCATGAAATACTTGACACTTATAGCCGCGATTCTATTGATACCGACATTCGCCGTGGCCGAGCAGGGTGTTTATCGGGATCGCTACGGCAACACGAGCGGCACGTGGTCGGATAACGGCGGCCAACGCACATACAGGGATTCAAGCGGCAATACATCCGGTTCCAGTTCACGGGATGGCGACCGCAGGGACTATCGGGATTCGAGTGGCAATTATACCGGGTCAAGGGATCGGGACCGTGACAGGGACGATGATTAAAGGAGAATTAATATGACCTCTCATGCAATTAAACAATTTGCCGGTTTACCCACTCCCCGGGCCTTGCTTCCAATTGGAGATCCCGAAAGGGACAGGCGCACCGTATTGTTGGCAAAAAACCAATGGAGAGATGTTAGTTGCACAATATATGAATGGGAAAAAGCCCTTAACGAACTGAAGGACGACAAGATAGCGGAACGCTATCCACCAGACAAGCCTTATGGCTCGCTAGACAGGTTACTTAAAGAGGAAATCGGACTTACTATAGACGAGTCACGCAGCAACATTGCCACCAGGACACAAGTTCAGTCCACCCAAGCCACGCCCGCGAACAAACCGGGGAATCCGACAGGCAATAATCAGTATCAGGTTAAGGAAGAGAGGAAAGGTTACAATTGTAACAATTCCACCAATAGAGGTAACGATCCTGAATATTTGACATCGGTTATCGCAAGGGACCATCCCGACATACTTGAACGCATGAAGGCTGGTGAGTTCCGGTCCGTCCGGGCCGCAGCTATCGAGGCTGGTATCACCAAGCCCGACAAAACCTGGACCGCACCAACAGACATCCCAAAACTCGTTAGGGCGATTCGGCAGCGGTATAACGAAACCGAGATAGACATCCTAAAGGCCATGATCTAATGAGGCGGAAATAGTAATCATGTATTACCGAGAAGAGCAGCCAATGTCGCCCGAAGACCGGGCCGAGCAAGACAGACTGCGATGGCAACACTATGACCGTATGGTCTGGGGCGATCCCGACGCTTTCGACAAACACAGGGATGATGAACTAACGAGAGACAACCCAAAAACCGGGCGGGCCGAATAATCCCGAAGGTAACAATCAGCATGTCCAAAAAGAGGTCAATCATAACAATGTAATGAATGACCAAACCAAGGCTGTTCAGGGCACATCACTCGATTACACCGACGCAATCAAGGCAATCGACTCAGCCCTACAGCGACCAGCGGGAAATCCTACTGGCAATAACCAACATACAAAGGAAGTAGGAATTGTTGATAATATACAAAATTCCTCAGTTAAAGCTCCAACTGGAACATCACGAGCCGCAGGGTTGAGGAGTCTCACCGCCGGATCATCGCCCGCGACCAGCTACTAATCAAAAACACGCCCGCAGTCGGGAAGCATGGCGGAGATAGAAAGAGTGAGAATAGAAATCAAGATTACGGCGGTAATGTTGATAAGCAACAAGGCAACTCCCTCGAATATCAGGCGGGTAATGTGTAGCAACTTTGATACATACTGCGTAGGCTTTGGAACCATACCGGCCCCCTGTCCTTGACGGAAGGCCCCTACCCTTCATAATGCACAGCAACCCCCGACGTATTGCCCTCGCGCGCGGGCGTGGCCCTTCACACCTCAACAAAACTTCCTGATATGCCACGTCAGCATCCCGCATGGGGCGTTGATCGGCTTCCCTTCACACTCGGCCATGAGCATAGCGTTACGGAGCCAGTGGAGACATTCCTGATACAAGTCATATCCGCACTTACGAATTAACTGATATAGCCATCCCCTATTTCTAGTGAATACTGATTCTCCAAGAACCTCTTTGCTATCTTCCAGGCAAATCTTAACTTCAGCGACGTTGGTTTTTGATTGTAACGTTTGTATTTTCTTCAGTGGGTTAAGTTTCTGGGACACCGTGTCCTGTTTGTTGATAACTTTTGGCCGGACTAGACAGAGGAGCGTATAGACAGACGTATTGAGCCACCTGTGACGGACGCTAATCAATCGTAGCTCTTCAGCTAGACGAATATATCGCCGCACGGATCGGATGCTCTTCCCCATTCTCAGGGCCAGTCTAGCTTGACCAGGGAAACATTCGCCGTGCTTGTCTGAGAAGTCTAATAGAATGCGCAACAGATGTTTAACGCCGCCGGGGATTTCGGATGAATCGAGGATTTCAGGTGAGATGAACATTTCTGGATCTCCTATGAAAAAAAGACTTGACCCAGAAACGGCAAAATTATAGGGTGACACTCGGAATACAACTGACCTCTGGGCCAGAACATAACTCGGGCGTTACCCTGAACAATACGAAGCCAGCTTTCCACCGCCAAAGTAGGAGCTGGTTTTGGCCGTTCTAAGGGGTCTATGTTTCTATTCTAGCGATGGTCTATCGGATAACCACCACCAATTTCACGCAACTCATATCGAATCGGAACGCCATCCGTCAAATCATTTCGGCGGTCTTCCTGCCTTCAATTCACTTTTTCGACTAGGGAATGGACCACCTCTCTCAGCCTCAACCACCTGTAAAGCCTTTGACAGAGCCTCTTCCGTGAAGCTGGCTAGTGTTTCCCCAGGTGTCCAATAGACGGCATTCCGCACGCGTTCGACTACAGACGGGATGAGATAAACTGTTAGTTTCTGTTTAGGAACAGCCTTCGTCGGCGCAACCATCAGATCAAGCGGATTCATCCCTATTGTTCGTTTCTTCTCCATGTTGTCTCCTGTCTAGCAAAGGACTATTATTCCGTCAAGTAGAATATGCCGGTATTCCCGTTATATGACCTCTTGTGATATTACCTCAGTCGCTAATTCCCTGAAATCTTTTGAGCCTCTACTGTGTGAGTCATAAGCTATAACTGGTTGAGCAAAGCTCGGGGCCTCTGCAATGCGGATGTTTTCTCTAATGATGGTATTGTAGACCAAATCGCCGAATCTCTCTCTCAGTGTGTCTACAACGTCCTGGGAGTGTCTGGTCCTTGCGTCAAAGCGTGAAACAACAATACCGGAAATAGCGACATTGGGATTAATGCGGCTTTTAACCACTTCCAATGTTTCTAGTAGCTGAGTCAGTCCCACAACGGAGAGGATCTGGGCGAGGACGGGAACGATAACCTCATTAGCGGCAACAAGCGCATTAATTGACAATACCCCCAAATTCGGTGGGCAGTCGATTAAGACATAATCCCATTTACAGGGTAGAGCCTTCATCTTCCGACGCAGCATACTTTCAGATCCAACTTCGCCAAGTAACAATTTTTCCGCTTGTATCATCCATGGTGACGACGGAATCACATCAACCCCAAAGGATGTATTGTGGACAATATCGACAAGGCTGTTATTATCAACAAAAACATCCAACAAACCTCTACCCGGATCATGTATTCCAAACCACTGACTTGCGTTGGCCTGGGGGTCTATATCTATGAGAAGGACACGTTTATCCCGCTCTGCCAGACCTGCGGCCAGATTGACAGATACCGTGGTTTTAGACGAACCACCTTTTTGATTAGCAATAGCGATGATCCTCATGGTGTGTTCCCGTTGTGGACAATGACAACGTTGTAGCCTTTATCAATAATGCCGTTAATATCTAAAGCGCTTCCCTTGTCAAGAGAAACTTGGCATGAAACACACGCTCACAGTTGAAAAATAAGCCAAAACCCACGCATCAAGAAAACCACCGCTAAAATCCATTCTCAGCCTATTTCCCCGTTTTAATAGATAATCCCTCGCCTAACACCAGAAACACCCCCAGAATCGACTACAGACGGCCAATGGCTGACGCACCCGCAATGTTGCTTGCACATCGCATAATGTTTCCTTGACCGCGAAACAACCGCGTAATAATTGCATTTAATGTGTGTTCGCTACGCGTTTTTGGTTGACTTTTACATTGTTTGGCTATAAAAAAGTAGCAGAAAGGTGATTCAAATGAATCGCACCAAGAATGGGATACCTCAGATTAACAGCACATATCGTCGGCAACTGGTCTGCCATACGAGTGAAACGATACTGCGTGAGCTCCGCGAGATGGCTGCCCGCACGGGCATGAGTCAGCGCAGTATCATCGAGAATGGGATCAAGCGCCAACTGAGGGAACTTCAGCGACAGATTGATAAAGGACAATTACCCGTAATAGATGGAGATATAGAAAATGAAGCAAGTTGAATCTATGTTTGGATGCCCGAAGCGTGCTGAGTATGGTGAGTGGAACGTCAACACCCCCGACAGTAAGAACCGTAGAGGTGGCAAGATAACCGATGCAGAACTGAAGCGCCGATTGAAAGGTGAACTTCTCAAGGCATATTCCGCACTGACAGCGCCGGACCTCGGGCCAGGGACAATGATAACCTTCGAGGAATTCGGCCAGACCAGACCCGATGGCGGAGATATATGGCTCAACAAACGGGGTGAACCTCTTGCATGGCCGGACTATCTGGAGGCTATGGGCGCAGACCCTGCCAAGATAACGCTCAACGAACTTGCGACAATGGATAGCGACTTCAGGTCATTGTTCAGTGTGTTGATAACGGATTTATTTATCCGAGGATTCAGTCAGACCCCAAGTGGTGGGCGCGAACTATGGTCGGCGTTGTGTTGCGAAACTGGTGTAAAGACCCCGCTGGATGATGCACGCAGAGGATGGCTACAGTTTTCGGGTGAACCTACCCGCACCGCAGAAGGTGAAAACTTCCCGGAAGCACGAGTCTCTATGGGACAGGAATCAATCCGCCTGGAAAAATATGGTGTGACATTCAGACTTTCCGAAGAACTCAATCGGTCCACGCCGCTGAATATCACGCAGAATTGGATCATCGACATTGGTCGGCGGTATGCTGTCAAGGAAAACCAGAGGGCCGTAACCGCACTGATTTCGGGCGACCTCACAAGTGGTCTAAACGCAGCGCCGATTATTGGTGTTAATGATGTCGCCACAGGGATTGACTACAGCGATTTCCTTCGGACCTGGACCAAGGGCGCTGTTTTGGGTGAGAGCTATTATGCCGCAGTTGCTAACGAGTCTATGGCCTACAAAATAGGACTGATTGACGAATTCAAGGAGAGGGCCCTGGGGCGATCCCAAATCAACCTTGTGAACAAACCAGAACCGGACTCTGTTACTCGTTACGTTTCCCCGGACGTGCCTAACAACCAAATTTTGTTGATCGACCAGAGCCATGCGCTGAGGCAGCGGGTATTTCAGCCGATTAGAATCGACAGAGCCTTCCGACCGCAGGATTGGACCAACGGTGTAACAATTGGATATATCTCGGGTTTTGAGTGTATGGGCGAAAAAGCACGAGTGATTATTGATGAGAGCCTATCCTACAGTGAACACCCATTTCCCGATTGGTTCGTGAACGGCGGAACGAGGCCATAATGAATACAGAATTACTTGAAATATTGGCTGAGATTCGGCGGATAAAAGAAAACGTATTGCGTTTGGATCTGAATGATGTGTCCAGGAAAATCATGCTGGACTACTTGAGTGATGCCCAAGCGCCGCTGTTGGGTAAGGTCAACCTGGGCCTCAACAGTTTCATTGGTGGGCGCACAAGGGACGTGTGATATGTCGTCAGACTTATTTTCCATAATAGCAGACTGCAAACGAATCATCGCCGTTGTCAACGCCGTGGGCGAGCAATGCGAATGGATTCAACAGCATGTGGATTTCCCTACGATTGGCAGCGAAGTTGATTACGATAAAATGTTGAACCTTGTCGTCGATGCTTGCGAGGCTACACAAATGGCCGACCAACTCAGGGTGAGTCTTGATAGCTATTTGCTACCCTATGACAATGACTATTCGAGGTTAGGTTTAAATGCCGGTCAGATTGCCACCGTGGAGATGTTCTTGGAAATGACGAACATCAGGCCCCTCGGAACATTCGAGTCCCTCTATACCGAATTGGGCTGCCCACCGAGGGTGACACCACCAGCAAACATGCCCGGACAACAATCGGGGGTAACGACATGAGTGCGATAACAGATGTTGGCGTAAATTTTAAAATGCAGGGTGGGAATGAGTTTGAGTCTCGGTTGAAAAGTCTCGAGAGTCAGTGGAAATCATTCTCTGCCTCAATGAACCAGGCCCCAGAATTCGGCAAACATTTAGAAAAGATGTCCACACACCTCGAACACACCCAAAAGAAAATCAGTAATAGTCTGGGGCTCATTAAGGCCGCCGCCGTGGGTATTTTGGCAGCGAAGGGCGGTGGGGAAATATTCAACTGGGCCCTGGGGTCTGAAGCCGTAGCCAAATCGAAAGTTTTCGCCGAAACGCACATGGATAATTTGTCCTTGTATGAGCAATATTTCAGCGAGATCCGGGACAAACATCAGGTATCACGAGATGACCTAATCCGTGGCGCATTTGAAATCAATTCGGCGCTATCGACACGGCCCGAGGATGAACGGATAGAAGCCTTCAAATCAATGACGTATTATATGAGTGAACTCGGCGGCAGCTTTGTCCAGGCGACTCAATTCTACAAGAAAATGATGGCCGCCTTTGCTTCTAGTCTACCAGAGGATCAGAAAAAGACGTTTGCGAAAGATTTTTTGGGCAAATTAAATCAAATTTCCAGGGATAGTTCTGCAAACCCTGATGAAATCGCCCAAGCACTGAGTAAGGCCGGTCCAACGTATGCGGCGAAGGGATGGTCGATTGACGACCTGCTTGCTCATTTGGCGTATCTGATACCGGTGACAGGTAGCAGTGAAGTCGCTGGAAACACGTTGGACAAATTGGCTGATCGGGCTCCACAATATTCGGGGGCTCTGGCCAAGAATCTCTATAGAGAGAATTATGTTCGTGGCCAAATCGAGGGTCAGGATCGTGATTGGAAAAGCTATGAAGCCCTGGAGTTTGCGGCCAAGCAGGGGAACGAAATCGCCCGCAGGGATATGGCGGAATTAGCCGCTAACGAGAAATATGCCGGGGATACAGCGAAAAAACACATGGAAGAGTTGTTGGCATCCAAGCAACCTCAAAAAGTGTATGAACACCTCAACCAGCAAATCGAGACACTGAAACGCAGTAGCAAGATGTCAACCAGCGTTTTAGAGGATGTGTTTGGCGAATATTCCAGTAAGGTTCAGAAATTCCTCGGCGGATATACCTCCGGCGAGATTGATCGGCTCAAAAAGGGCGGGCAAAAAAGCGATGGCCAAGCGGTCATGGACCAAACCGACGCAGCCAAAGCCAAACAATTACCCGAGCTATGGGGATTGGTAAAGCAGAAATCCGAGGACTTCTCGGGCAGCATGAGGGCTGTTTTCTATGAGCCAATGCGGGCGCTTCTCGAAGAATGGAAAATGGTGTTTCAGAAACTTGAGAAAGACTTCACCGGCACATCGGGCATGAAGAAAATCCAGGGATTCGGCGGCGAATTAGTTACTGGTTTCCGAGAAGGCCGGGCCCAAGGCCAAGTATTGCCAGAGGACAATAGATCAGTCGGACAGATGTTCCAGGATTTTGTAGCTACGTTGGGTCCTGATGATTTCCGAAATGCTGGCAAGATGATAGGGAAGGCAGCGTCAGATTTCGTGACGGTAACATCACAATTAAAAGATATTATTGCGGTTGTCCATAAGACATTATCGGGGTTAGCCCCAGACAACAAATCGGAGCGGTCCCTTACGATCCCCGCAGCAATTGGCTGGTTAACATCAAAATTTGGGCGGAACCCGCTCGAAAAATTGATACTTGGCGGCGCTGGCTTCATGGGCGCTGATTACTTCGTGAATGGCCCCGGCGAAAAGTCTGAATCGCTGAAGACCTTTGGCCTCAAAGGCATACCGTTTCAAACGAATGATTTAACACCCCGACCATCTTCTGGGTCGGAGCAAATAGCTTCTCCACGGTTACAGTCTCCCCAGGGCGGATGGGGATTACCTTCGGTCAATATCACGAGCCAGCCGCAGGTCACTATCAACATGGATGACCGGGCAATCAAGGATGCGATCAAGGTTGAAGTGAAGGATGAGATCCAGGAAGAACTCTTAAAAGAGAATGACCGCAACAGAGCGAACTCCAACGATAAGCCGCTCATGGGTCAATAACAGATAACGTCAGCCCCACGCGGGCCTGTATCCCTCGCGCCGGTTTGACATTCCGGCGCAAATATTCGATAACTTGCTGATTTTATTGGCGTTTAGTCAGCGAGTGACGAGGGTGCTACTTAGGGGCGCCCTCAACCATATTCGATAACTCGCCGGTTTTACATGGCTTTTCCGGTGAGTGACGAGGGCGCGAAACTAGGGGTTAGCGTCCTCACCCAGATTTCAAAGTGTTTAATGAGGCCCAAGGGCTTCTGACAAGCCGCCAGAGTGGGACTCTCCTTCCCCGTCGTGATTCTCTGGCGGTTTTTTTTGTCTGTAAGCATCGAAGATAACAAGATAATTAACCTTTTAATAAAATCATGTCTGATAGGTATTGACAATACTGAATGTTAACAGTATTATGTCAAAATCATGAAAATAACGGACCTCCTCACATTTCGAGAAGCGACAAACGGACCTCTGGCCGGTATAGTCACCACAGCCTGCGTACACCAATACACCAGTCGCAAAATCTTTCGTTCAGTTGAATACAACCCACCACCAACAGGGCCAGGGAAAGGCTGCAAGGTCAATATGGCGGATTGCGTGACCCTGTGTCTGTTGCATGGTATTTTTAGCACTGGAATCCGGTTCGAGAGCATGTTGCCACGGTCAGCGTCGGAGTTCAATTCTACTCAAATTCGCTTTGAAAGAGAAATAGAGGGAGCCCCGAAGTTAATCACGCATGACAACGGGGAGCAATTTAGGGTCAGAAGAGAATTTTGGGTCAATACAACCATAGCCGAGAACGTTGGATGGGGGCGTGAAATCCAGAAATTCCTGGAAGAGTTCAATTTCAAGGTATGGGTTTGTATCTCTAGGCGGCGATTGGTCGGGCCTGATACTCTGCGTGGCGTTGGTGACGGGAAACCAACTAACGCAATTACGGACGTGACCTTTTTCCACGCCACAGAATCATTAAAGGCTGATTATCTGGACATCGTGGGAGCGATTATGCCTTACAAGTTCATCACATTTATAAATGGTGAACATTGGTTGAGGCGTATCCAGACCAACAAGTAGTTTTTTTAATCTCAAACGCTGAACGCATTTAGTGTTCAATATGGAAAGGGTAGAACCATGGAAAAGCTTTTACGGTTTACTGAAGTATGTAAGACGCTGGGGATAACTCGTCACACTATGAGACGGTGGATCGCAAACGGTAAGGGTCCGAAGGTAATTATGTCTCCTGGTGGTCAATTCTTTTTCAGAGAAGCGGACCTGCGACGTTGGGAGGATGCCCTGGATGAGATCAACCCCTCAAACAAATAACGACATCGTGTTGCTCAAGGACACCAGGGAACCACCTCGGGCATGGGATCGGTATTTCGAGGCACCCTGCGAGGTTAAATGCCTAAAAACAGGTGACTATTCGCTGGTGGGCTATGAAGACGAGATCGCGGTGGAACGCAAGACCCTGGACGACCTGATTGGCTGCCTATCATCGAGCCGTGACCGCTTCGTCAAGGAGCTAGAGCGTGCGCAGCAACTTCAATACTTCGCAGTGATAATCGAAGCCACCTGGAGCCAAATCGTATCCGGGCAATATCGAAGCAAACTACACGTCAATAGCGCCAACGGAAGTATCTGCGCCTGGGAGGTTCGTTACCGAATACCGTTTTTCTGTGTCGGGAACCAGGAGCTTGCGGCACGCAAATGCGAATCGTTACTCAGGAAATACCACCGTGAAAAACTCAAGGAATCACAAGAGGTTATCGAATATGAATTCCCCTTCTGATTTTTTGACATCTCCTGTCATACCCCTGTCGTATGATGAAAATTGACCAAAATCTGAAAGGACAAAAGCCATGGAACACACAATCGAATCAGGACCAGAGCCAAATAGAGTGGAACTTTTCAGCCATCTATCCTGGGATGAGCGACAAGCTCTCGCCGACCGATTGGAACAGATTCAACACAATTTCGAGGCGATCTTTAAGAAGAACGGGTGGTTACCGGAACAGGCCAAACAGACGAAAGGGGGACCGGCATGAATAAACCGCGAAAGTTTTATGGAAGGGGTGAAGAACTAATAAAGATAAGCAATGAGGTCTTGTCTGATTTTTATACCCGGGGCTTTACCACAACAGTCAGGTCATTGTTTTACCAGCTCGTCAGCCGGAACGTAATCGCTAATACCGAAAGGGAATATAAGAACCTTGGCGCACTGGTCAAAAATGCCCGCCTAAACGGACGTATCCCGTGGAAATATATCGTTGATGAGACTCGCCCCATTGTCAGTAATAATCACTGGGCTTCACCTCAAGAATTACTTATGTCAGCGGCGGAACAGTTCAGGGTTGATCTTAGGCGAACACAGTGGAACATTCCCGAAGTTTGGGTTGAGAAGACTGCGTTAATTGGTGTCTTGAGGCAAGTATGTTCAAATTTGGATGTGAAACTGTTATCTGTCCGTGGAAATCCTTCTGTTACGGCGCTTCACGAGGCAGACGAAAGAATCATAGATAGATTCCGTTCCGACCAAGCCACAACGATTTTCTACCTGGGCGACCACGACCCAACAGGCATCGCTATACCCAAAAACATCGGCAAATTTCTCAACTCAGAATATGCAACGGTTGTGAGGATTGGCCTCAATATAGACCAGGTCAACAAATATAACCTACCACCGAACCCGGCAAAAGAATCGGACAACAATTACAAGAAATACGCCAAGGAATTCGGCCCTACTTGTTGGGAATTGGATGCGTTAGATCCCGATGTGATTATTGACCTTGTGAAATCCAGCCTAGACTCGGTTACTGATTGGGATCTCTTTAACGCTCAACTCAAATTGCAAGAACAGGGGCGACAAGAACTGCGAGGATGGGCGGCATGAGACCACGGGAGCCATTTAACAGCGTATTCGGCAAGTGGTCCCCAGAGAAATATTACGAGTTATATCGAAGGGTTGCGTTGGCGCAGCGGATGAGGGGATTTCGGGTGAAACTTTATTGCCCAGAACGACCAACGCCCCAGAGCGAATGGGGCGTGGCAACTGACTCATCGACTAGCGTTAAATCTCAAGTAAACACAAACACACAAAACCAAATACAATGGAGAGTTTAACCATTATGCACCACAAAATCAAGAAAAAATTACAATTCGGGGGTGTATGTGGGCAAAAAAGATAAAGCCTCTACCGCACTTCCGGTAAACAAATTTGCGAAGTGTCCCGAAGCACTGTTGGGAGCCTCAGATTTGAGTTATGCTGCCCGGATAATCTGGATTGCGATAGAGTTCCACAGGTGGGGTGACAAAAAGACGTGCTGGCCTTCCTGCTCTCGTTTGGCCAAACTTACAGGATCATCTGCAAGATACGTCAAAAAACTTGTTATAGAGCTGGAATCCAATGGCTTTTTACTTATTGAACGACGACCTGGCCGGGCTCCAATTTATACACCAGTGGTTCCGTCTAATATTAAGAACCCCGACACTATAATATCAGAGTTAACAAACCCCGAGACTACCAAACCCCCACGCCATAGCGTCACGGGTAAATGCGCCAAACCCAGGAAACACAACGCCGTGGTTGATACAGACATTGACGTTAACCAAACACAAAACCAAGACACTATGGTTCACCAGTTATCCTCAAAACCAAGACACTATAGTTCCCCGGTTGACGTGGATTTTGATGTTAACCAAACACAAAACCAAGACACTATAGTTCACCCCCACCCAGACACTATAGTTCACCCGAATCATACTAATAGAAACAGACTAAATATAAGAGAAGAAGAAGAGGTACACGCTGCTGCTCCCAACACAAAACGTAAAAGGCAAAAACGGTCACCTAAGGTAGAGGGGCATATTCCCACAGACCCGGTAGAGATACGACAAATCTTAGATAAGATTGACTTGGTTAAATACAGAAAAGAGTGGGAGCATAAAATCGACTTCGAGAAGGTTTGGACCAAGTTTCAACGCACAATGTTAGAAGGAACACCGCAAAACCCGACGCCTAACCCTAGGCCATACGCAGCAAAAGGCTTTTCTCTGGGGTTAAGGAACTGGTGTGAGTTTGAAGAGGACCTAAATAAACCTCAACAACAACCGAAGCCGTCAGACGAGCGGGACCTCACTAATTATGTATGCAAATAAGGAAACAACAATGTTGAAGATAGCAGATAAGAACAGGAACGACGAACAACAGCCGACAACATGCCTACCAGTGAATCATTCCCTGGAGGCTGAAATATTAGGTATGCCGTT